ATGGTAAGATTCTTTTCCAATGGAGAAGAGATAATTGTACAGGACGCACCTGACCCTGTATCCTATTACTCCATTCAAGAGATTTCTTTAATCAATGATTTAGGATATGTCACAATCAATGATACGGAATATGAAACTGAAGAAATAAAATATATATTAAATGAATATGGCGTGAGATACGCCGAGATTTATTTGAATTAAGAAAGAGAGGGACATTTTTATGACAAGTAACCAAAATAAACATTATCCAGAAAACCAGTACAAGAGGACACCAGATCCGATAGTAAACTCTGGATTTTCCAATTATGACAGATTGATGGTGGAACTAAATAACCGTATGTATTATGACAAAGAAACATATGAAAAGTTCTTAAATGAAAATGGTCTGATTGCAGAAGATGTATTTGATAAAAATACAGACCATGCACAGCTACTTGAGACCGTATATTCCATCTTGCAAACTCTACTTAGCAATATTGACATGTACAGGAAAATCGAAACCGAATTTGTTACGTCCGGCCAAGCGTCAACTGCATTGCAAAGTCGGTTGAAAGACCTTAGAGCAGAGATAAACCGTATCAAAGCAGAAATGCACTATGAGGATTCAGATTTCTCATTTATGTATTTTACAAGATAGGAAAGGGGGAATTATCTATATGAATACAACTTTGATGTACTCTCCGCTTGAGACAGTGTTCCAAGAAACTCTGAAACGTGAGGGACGGACGGTGACAGCTTATACAAGCGGAAAGCAATTCCAAGCGTTTATGCGCAGGAATGATGATGGCAATAATTTTGAAGATAGAATCACCTTATTTTATCCCATCACTGCACCAGTTGCACAAGGCAACTTAATTTCACATAGCAATAAAATATACATCCTTGTCAACCGGGAAACAGAAGAAAACTATTGCTACTACAAATCCAGCGCATTGGCCTGCAATGGAGTAATTACTTTAAATGACGGGACTATCGCAGGAATCCCGTGCTATGCCTCATCAATGAAGGATGGGCTTGTCGAGCAAAGTGATGCTATCTCCATGATTCATGGCAATATGGAATTTATTACAGAGTGCAATCCGTTAAGCGAAAAAATTAAAATAGATAATACATTCAATGAATATGGACGCACATGGAAAATTGATAATACTTATTACAAAGATGGTATCCTGCATCTTATAACAGAAGTATCTACTAACGAAGAGCCTTACAAAAAGACACAAGCCTTTATTGACAGTCTGAATCTTAACAATAAAGTTGGTGATTATCAAATAACAATTAATGGCCGTAATGACCTAACGGTCGGGTACAATAGAACATATACGGCCTATTTATATGATTCAGATGGAACGGAGATTGAAAGTGCATGGAATTTTGAAGTAAATTGCGAATATCCTAATTTAATTGAAACAATAGTGAATGGCAATAAAATAAAAATAGATACAAAAAATGACATAAATTTGATTGGGGAAAATTTGATGATTACTGCAAGGGAAACGAAAACTGGGGCAGTTGGCATAAAGTCCATAAGATTGACAGAAGCGTTTTAATAAAGAAAAGCCTAGACTAAATGCTAGGCTCTCTTTTGAAGAAATTATTATTGTAAATCATTATCTTTAATAAGGGTCATTTTTAGGAATAGTTCGAAGGTGTCGGAATTTTTTTCTTTGTACTTTGATAAAGTATATTTTGTGAGTTCTTGTAAAGCAGTCTGTTCTTTTTCCGTTAATGATTGCTCATGAGCAAGTCCATCTGCATATGTGTATGAAGACAAGAGTATTGTAGAGCGTGCCACATCTGCAATAAGTTCTTCCTTTCTCATTAAATTTAATATGGTTTCTTTTGATATATTGCATATGACTTTATTAAACTCATCCATATGATATTCGATAATCGAACATAACATTAAAAGATAAACATTGTGTGTTAAGATGATAGAATGGTTATTTTCACATAAAAGGAAAAAACGATATATGTTTACCATCGCATCATATAGGGTATATTGATCCTTTAAGAACAATCTTCGATTATCACCAGACAATTTTTCTGTATCATCTAAACCTAATTGTTTTTCTATTTCTTCAATAACTGAAGATTGGGCTGTATTTCTTTCGTCAGTACGTCCAAGCAACCAGTCAGTTGTCACATTATAATAATCAGCAATTTTGATAAGTATATCATAAGATGGTTCGCGCCCCTTCATATAGTAAGAAAGGTTTGGTACGGATATATCTAATTCTTTAGATAATTCTTTTAGAGTGATGCCACTTTCATACTTTAAAAGCTTAAATCTACCAGAAAATTCGCTCATGCTTGTAACCTCCAATTTTTCTTGTATTATAACAGCAAATTGCTCGATTGTCAATTTGATAGTTTTAAAAGTGTATAAATCAACAAATAAACAGAAAGACAAAATATTAAAAGTATATTTTGTAAATTTGTTAAAAAAGTGCTTGACAGATAAGCATATGGGTGTTATGATGTATTAACAAATAAGCAAATAATAATAAAATTAATTTAACGAATAATTAAATAAGGAGGATTCATCATTGAGTAAGAAAAGTTGGGAATGCAAAGAGTATGACACTTGTAAATCTTACAATCCAGAATACCAGGTGGGTGCGTGTAGCCTCTATCCGTGCCAAAAACAGAAGAAAACAGAAGAAAGCAGTATAGAGGCATATGATACAAGTTAAAGGCCAATTATTTTTTGGATTTTAAGAGAAATGTCAAGTACATCTTAATGCAATGTACTGAAAATGCCAAAACAATGCAAGGATAATGCCAAAGGAAGGTGTGATATATATGTATGAAATGAAACGTAGAAAAGGGAACGGATATGTGACACAAAAATATGAGTTGAACCGTTTGGATTATATAATTTTAGATACGTTATATGATGGCGGTTTTAAAGATTATTACCATGCTATTACTATTTTGGAAATGTTGGAATTAAACAACAATTCTTTAAAAAGAATGACGGTGTACAAGAAACTGCAAAAGCTGGTAGAAGCAGAATATATTGCCAAAGGAATCATTGATAACCATAGTGACACTTATTATCTACTTGAAAAAGGAATCAAAACAGTTGAAGGAGGACGAGAAGCATGAGCTTAAAGAGTGATGTAATGTTTTTGGGATTAGGGAATTGTGGATGTAAACAGGCGAAAGTGTTCTATGAAATGGGATATAAAGCCATGTTTGCGAATGGAAGCGAGCAGGATCTGAAAATATTGGGTGATGTCCCTAATATTTATCGGTTGAAAAAATTTGATGGCGGACACATGGAGAGGGCGTTGGATTGTCTTGCGGAAAATGAGGAATTTGTAGAAGCGTTACAAGGCATAAAAGAAAAAATCATATTTGTGCTTCATTCAACAGGTGGCTCAACTGGATCAGGAATTGCGCCATACGGCGAAGAAGTATTAACCGAACAAAAAGATGAAGATGGCAATACAGAAAAGATAGTATGCCCAGTTCCTACACTTCCATCTTTTGATGAACAGATTGGGAAAAAGAGAAGTGCATATAAGGCTATGTTGGATATTCAGGAAATGAAAGATGTATTGGGTGCAACTTTCTTCATCAATAACAATGCAGCTAAAGATTATGACCGTATCAATAGTAATTTTGCAAAAATGTTAGACAGTTTTCTCACCAATGCATCATATGGAAAGCTGAATAACTTTGATGAATCAGAGAAAATTGAAATGTTACGTCAATCAGGTGCAACGGTTTTAGGATTGTTTGGGAAAGAACACGATAAGGACTTCATATTTGAGCGCTTGACAAAGAATGGTATCTTTGCACCAATAGAGATCAACAAAATTTGTGGTGACATTGTAGTTGTCCATAGTGGTTCGGATAGTTCTGATATAACTGTAGAAGATGTTATAACTGAATTTGGAAAGCCATTCAATATTTTTGAAGGGTACAACAACGGAAACTCTACATTGATATGTGTAAACGGCCTTGATTATCCAGTGACACATATTAAACAGTTGGGAGAATTGGCATTACAGGCTTTTAATGAACGCAATAGAAATAGAAAGAGCGTTGAAAAGTTATCTGATTTGGATTTTATGGAAGAAAAAGCACCAAAAGCAACACCAGAAAAGAAAACTTCTTCAAAATTAGATTTATTGCGTATGCGTATGAAGAAATGACAAGTAAACGCCAAGTAAATGTCATGGCAATATCAAAGTAATATCTATGATATGTGTGAGATATTTCAAGTAAATATGGGTGGGATGAAAAATATCCTGCCCAATAAATAAAGTGATTTTGGAGGTAAATAATGGCACATAATAATGATTCAGTACGAAACAAGCTGATTGAAATTACCAGTCAAGGCTTGATGCTAAAGGCGATTGCACTAAATATTGGTGTAGATGTAAATGATTTGTCCAGATTCAAAGGTGGCATGGAATGTTTAAAGCAATCAGATGTAGAAATACTATCTGAATACCTAAATGCGGTGGTTATCCCACAATGGAATACCGTTATACCAGAAAAGAAAAAGACGGCAAGAGAGTATTTGCTACCAAGTAAAAATAAATCTGAAATGACAATGAGAGAGCGTTTATTGGAAAGTAGAAATAAGCAAAATGAAGAAAAACCAAAGAGAAGGTGTAGAAAAGTAAATTTAGACTTGCTTAATGAGCTGGAATCCTAAATGTAGAAGCAAACCATAGGTGGGTAGTAAAACGCTACATACCACCTGCCACTAATAAATCAAATAAAGGAGATGTCAAAATGGAAAAAACAAGAGAAGTAATTACAATGCAGGAACTGGTATCTAAGTTTGATGGCAAATATGCAGAAATAGAGGCGTTAGACCATTGCGGAGTCTCGATTGATTTGCGTAGAGTAGTAATTAAAAAAGAAGACGATGAACTCTACTTTTTCCCAACGGACTTTGAAAACAGGTCAACCGGGTTAATATGCATTGCGGAGGATGCTATTGAGAGTATCGTTGAGGAAGAAGAGGGTTCATATGTTATGAATTTCTGCTTAGAAATGACAAGCGTTAGTATTTGTGAGGACACAATATCTGGACAGTTGGAGAAAGCGTTTGCTGAGAAAAAGAAGAATTTACAGAAATAAGATTATTTGATACAGATGGCCTTGGGATTTAATGGGCTGGGCGGTGTATTCGCGAAGATATGCCGCCCAATAGCTGAGAGTCCCAATCATGGTTACGAATTGATTTTGGGAAGATTATTTTGAGAAGATTATCATAAGGAGATTTTTGGATGAGGAGAAGGACAACAACGCGGCAACTATATGATGCAATCACGAATAATTTGCTACAAATTCAAAAAGCACAGATTCACAACAAAAATATTCGGAAAACAGAAGAAATAGATGGAGCTACATTCAAAGAAAGTTTTGATTTTCTATCAGAATCAGGTGCATTTGTGGACTCCATCGGCTGGCATTATGAACTGGATTCCCAATCAGGGGAGTGTGTTGCGGACAGTGGCGCAATGAATGCCGAATCAGATGTAACCATTGAGGTGTTTTTGCTGGCTAGGGATGGAGTTGACAAACAAAATATCAATGAAAAACTTTTGTATGTAGAAGAAGAATAAGTGGGAAACGACACAATACAAGGAATAATGATTACATGGGAATATGCAAGAGAACCACCTAAAAAACATACTTTTGTGAATATATTAGGCTAGGTATTTTAAGCTGAGTTGGGTTTGGATAAGTTAGGCTAAGTTATACTATATAAATATGGAATCAAAATTTTCGGCAAGATGTATACAGAGCGAATATAAAAGTTTTATCCCGTCCTAGATTAGAATGGTTTTGATAAAATTTCCAGATAAACCGTCCTAATTTGAGGGGGATATGATCTCCACGGAAAATGTTGATAAGGCCTTATTGTAAGAAGATGAATAATGGGTAATGAAGGGTTAAGTAATTGAAACCAAACAAACGGACAGAAATACAGAAGTTATTGTTATGGCACTTTCGTATGAATGATAACGTAACAAAAAACTGTGCCAGGTTAGAATGTCAAACACGGCGAAAGGAGGACAAAATTATAGCTACGCGAAAACAGAATAAAAAAGAGAGGATGCCAATGTACATAGTACGGTCAATTGACCTCGTGAACTGGCTATGCCAAAGAGGATATAGGCTATTAAAAGCAGAGGATTCAAAGGACAACCCTGTTTATAAAGTTTTTATGTTTGAGGATTCTGATCCATTGCAAAGAAGCGTGGCCGAATGGATGTCATATAGGAAGAGGGTGTGACCTGTTTGGCAGAACGCAACAAAGTTTGGGCAACGGATATTATTGGGGATGATTATAAAAAATGGGGCAATGAGATTATCCTGTTAGGAATCGGGACAGGCCGTGGGAAAACAAGGTTTGCATTAAAAACATACTGCCCATACCTGATGGAACAGGGCAAGACAGTATTATATTTATGTAATAGGGCAAAGCTGAAGGAACAGATATTTAAGCAGATTGATGGGCATAAAATAACAAAAAACGTGACACTGATTTCATACCAAAAATTGCAGGAACTCATTAGGGCAGGCGATGCCATCCCAACATTTGACGCATACATATGTGACGAGGCGCATTATTTTTTGGCAGATTCAGAATTTAACCTTTACACAGATGTCTCATATGATTATTTATTGAGACAGACTGATGCGACAATTATCTTTATGACGGCTACGTACCATAATATTTTTAAAAGGATAAAAAAAGATGTGGCAACAGAGGGGGGTATTATTGCTAGGCAAAGCCCATTACAGATGTACATACTGCCTACTGATTATGGCTATGTCAATAAAATACATTGGTTTCGTAGTTCAGATTTATATGGGATAATTGACACAATATTAAGAGATACAGACGATAAAGTGCTATATTTTTGTAACAGCCTAAAAAAAATGCAGAAATTCTATAACCACTACTCCCCTACCTTTGGCATGGATGGGGATGTAGAGAAAAAATATGCAAAAGAAACGAACCTGCAATATATGGATTTTTATTGTAGTGATTATTCTGAAAATACATGGGCAAATAAGCACTGCAATTCTGATGCTATCATAGGAAACATAGGGGATGACTACCAATTTAAAAATAGGGTATTGGTGTCTACGAAATGTATTGATAGCGGGCTGAGTTTAAAGGACAGGAAATTGAAGCATATTATATGCGATGTATTTGATTTGGAATCTGCCATCCAATGTTTGGGCAGAAAACGTATATTAGATAAAAATGATACATGCACTTTTTATATACGGGATTATCAATCATATGAGATCAATATATTCTATAGAAATACCGTGAGACAATTGGAACCAGCGCAAATGTTTGAATACAGTCCTAGAGAATGGAAAGAAAAATATGGAAAAAATAGGGAATATAAGGATTACACAATATATTTTGACTTTGATATCACATATGACTGGAAATTAAACCCATTACGATATAGCAAGTTGCAAGATAGCAAGGAACTCATCAAAAGAATGATTGACAAGAAGACAAGCTACAGAAAAGAAATCCTAGACTACTTAGGTGAATCTGCAAATGGAAAAAGTATTGGGATATCAGAAATCAAAGATGAAAAAACAAGGGATGCGATACAAATTTTTATTGATTTACATGTTGACCAAAAACTAGATAAGGAAAAACAAAAAAAATTAGTTGAATTGTGCGATATAAGAGATCGGTTTGGAAGGATGCAAAAATCAATTGGAATTGTAAACAAATATCTGGAAGTGAATTATGGATATAAAATTACTCCACAAAAAATTGAGCGGAACATAGAAGGCAAAAGAAAAACCGTTACACATTGGCAGATAAATAAAAAAGATACAGCTATGGAATGAGGATACGACAAAATATGCAAAACCTTATATAAACAGGTATTGCATAAAAAGTCGTATGGGTTATAATTACTTGCTTATCAAATATTTACCAAAAAAATCATATGCGGCGGGGTTTGGGGCGGCAAAAGACACATGAATGCGTAGCATGAATGTGTCTAGCCCCAATATATAGATGCAACAGATCACATCGCTATATAGATGGATAAAGTATGCAAACACACTCAGGAATAATATGAAGTATTCATAAAAAGATATGAGGGAGGATGAAAAATGATTGGAACGAAAAAAATATATCGTATACTTAATGATAAAGAATTGTGGGAAAAAGATGGCCCGGATTACTTTTATGATATATGGGTCAGTAATAATTTCGAATATAAGGATATGAACATCAATGATGCCCTTAGAAATAGCAAACGCATAAGCGGCAAAATTATTGATAGCACTATAAGGGATTCCCTGATATTTATATTTTTTGACGTAATGCTATATGGCCTAGATAAGGATGAAATAATTGAAATACCATATGAAACTTTATTGGAATGTTGCTGTGAAGAGGTTGAGATTGTCTATTGTGATCAGGACAGAAAGACAAGCGAATAAAAAAGGAGATTGGAGTATATGGCTTTAGACTTTAAGGATATACGGATTGATAAAGAATTAGAAAAATTGCTACCACCGTTGTCAGAAAAAGATTATGGCATGTTGGAGCAGTCTTTATTAAAGAATGGATTTAAAGAATGCTTTGGGAAAATAAAAGTTTGGTTTCCTGGCGGTGGCAGCTTTAATGGGAGAGGTGCCGCTTATATAGTAGATGGGCATAACCGTTATATGATATGCAAAAAACATAATATAGCACTTCCATGTTATTGTTATGAAGCTGTTCATTTTGAGTCAAAAGAAAAAGTTATTGAATGGATGTATGAGAACCAGCTTGCAAGGCGTAACCTATCTGAAATGGATAGGTATGAGACAGTTGAGAAGTATAGCGCGTTTCTTAAGGAAATGGCAAGGAAAAATCAATCTGATGGCGGCAAAGGTTTGTCAAATTTGACACGTATAAATACTAGGAAAGAAAAAGCTAAAATGGCGAGAACATCCGATGGTAATTACTACAAATTAGACCAGATAAAAAAATCTGGGAATAAAGAAATTATAGAGCAGGTGCGCCATAAGAAAATCTCTATTGATAAAGCATACCGAGAAATTAAGAATCCAAAACCCAAAACAATGGAACCAGAAACACCAGAGCAAAGAATTAAAAAAATAGATACTAGGATGGATATTATTAATAAGGAAATTTCTTCTTTAAAAACAGAAAGGGAATCCTTGATAGATAAACGCCGTTCCTTGTTTGAGTCGCTGGACATTCCATGTGAACTAAAATATGAGTTTATCGAAAGCGATTCACCAATATATTCAAGAGATTGCAGGTTTTATATTGAAGTGGATGTCTATAAGCAGATATTGGTTGAATGTGATGTGGATTCCGAAGCCCCAGATGCTTTTTATATAAATAAAGTTCCTGAAAAATACAGAAATGATTTTCTCATGTTATATAAAAAAGCACATCTTGAAGAAAAGGAGCATTATGACAGGGTATTCACACAATGGTATGAAAAACGCAAAAATGCCGAAAAAATCAAATTAACAGACGACACGGAGAAGGATACAGAATTTTATAAAAAGTGTTTCCGCATATTGGCTAAAAACTTCCATCCAGACAATGGGAATGGGAACATGGAAGACATGCAGTGTTTGAACCAATTGAAAATCCTATGGGGAATCTAAGAATTTTTAGAGAAGCACATATCGGGATAGTCACATGCTATCCCATAAAAACAATATTTTGAGTAAAGAAAGGAATTAGTGAATGTCAGAATTGTATAACGAAATGTTGATCAGAAATGTTGACTGTGGGCTGCTTTATTTCCAGATTAAGGATGATGAAGCGATTAGAAAGTATGAAGATTTAAAAAAAGAGAAAAAACTGTTAGGAAATGATAAAAATGCAGATGAAAAAAACTTGCAAAAATACAGAAACGGATTGAGGAATTGTCAAAAAAGATATTCTCCATGAAAAAGCCTGTTACATTTTCGGACAAGGATAACAGATTTTATTATTCTGGGACAATAACAGACTCCCTAATGGGACGGAAATTGCGACAAGTAGCAAAAAGCAGGGGCGAATACGAAAAAGTAATAAGGGAAGCTGATGGTGTTGACTATACGGATCTGATAATAAACTTAAAATTCAAACAGGACATTATGATTCCAGATGGAACACTCAAAAAAGGCTATGATCCTGAAACAGACTCTATTGTGGAAGTTGGAGGGGAAAACACAAAACGCCTAATTACCAAAAAGAAACTGCGAAAGATGGCATATAGGGATGGTGTCACAATCAATGGGATGCATTATGTAAACTTCCAACGGACAAGCTCTAAGGCAAGGGTTGGGAATGTCCTGTTTATCAGAGAAGATTATTTTGAGGAAATGGACGGATGGCAAAATTTGGGCATACCCTTCAGAAAGATGGTAAAAAGCCAGGATAAGGACAGGCCTAATCCATTTGAAGAGGCAGATATTGTTTCAATCCGTAGCTACCAGAGTTTAATAGCATCCTCAATAATGGGGGAAATTGATATTGATCCTTATTCCATATTGTTGATTGATGATGTGTCAGGACAAGCAACAATGGACTGCAATGTGATTAAACCATTCCCAACAAAGGATGGCAAAGGCGTGGAATTAAGGGCTGTCAGAGAATCTTATACGCAAAAGACAGACTTATGGGATGGGCAATCATTATTGGATTCCAGTGCATTCAAAACAGGAAAATATTTGACAAAAGACAAAGACGGAAATATGAAAGAAAATTCCTATGAAAATTACGGATTCATCCTATTGAGAAACCATTTTTTCAAAACAGCCGCTTTCAATACCAATTTGCAGGAATATTATAAGAAACGGTTTAAAAGCATTGAAAATCCGACAGTTAGTGATACATTTGGTAATCCATTCAATACGAAAGATATAATGATGGTAACGACAAGAAATTCCGTGAAGATTTTTAAATTTGCGGATATAATCTGTGCGTACCTGATTGCAGATGATAAAAAGGCACACTTAAAGGAACTCGAAGAGTCTTTAATGGAAAAGCATAAAGAATTATGGGACGCAAAATCAGCTATATCCAGTGCAACTAGAAAACTTACCATTTTAAAGAATAACAGGCCAGCTACTAAGGATGAGATCGTGAGCGCAGAAAATAACCTAAATAAGCTGTTGTCAATTTATGGGCAAGAAGACAATGTTGCCATTGCCAGCGAAAGGCAAAAGAAAGAGATTGCAGGGGCTAAAAGGAAATTAACGGCACTGAAAAATAGAAAAAAAGCTACGCCAGAAGAAACTAAAGAAGCAGAAAACCAATTAAATGAAGCAATCCAATATTACAATGAAAACAGCGGCAGGTTAAAAAAGGAGATAGAATCCCTTTGTAAGCCAGTGAAAAAAGAGCAGGAACGCTTGACCTGGGATTGGTACAGAGAAAAAATCAAGAATGAGAAATTTGGATGTTGCAAGACGGAGCATAAATCAAGGTTCGGGGACAAGCAACAGCTATGGTATCAGGTGATAGGCAGCCTAAATTTTGACAAGGAAGAATTATGGGGACTGGTAAAGCCCCAGATTGACGAAATCAACCTTATGGCAAAGCATGTGGCATGGTTTAAATATTTTGCTGGTATGAGGGCAACAGAAAATGCAAAGGATTCCATGATGCTTTCGCTCCTTGATGTGAACGATGATATTAGCCGCACGAAATGGTATACGGATTACAGGCGGTTCAAAATCAATAGCATTATTAATAAACTGGTTGCTGGCAAGCTACAGATTAAAGACTCTGATTTCTGCACATTAGTTGGAAACCCATATGAAATGTTGAGGGCTTCTTGCGGCGAAGAAATTGAGACAAGTATCCTAACTGGTTTTGAATGCTATTGTACCAGATACAAGGATGGCGAAAAACTGTATGGCATGAGGGCGCCACACGTATGTAGTGGTAATAATGCCCTGCTTAAAAATACATACCGTGATGAGTGGAAATGGTTTAACTTTACAGACAATATCATTGTGGTAAATTTCTGGGATAAGGGTGCTTTCCTGGCTCCAAAATGGAATGGGTGCGATGTTGATTCGGATAGTGCCTTTGTTGGCAACAATCCTGTCATCCTTGAAAAGGTAAGAAAAGCACAAGATTATCTGATCCCGATAAATGGACTGTCCCCAAAGCCAAAAACGTATGAGTTTACGGATGAAAATATGGCAAAAGTGGATGGGCAGCTCTGTAATGACCTAATAGGGAAAATTTGCAACCTTGCCAGGGACTTACAGAGTTTATATTGGCATTTATATAATGTTGGCACAGAAGAGAATAAACAAAAATATTTGTCTATGATGTATGATGATATCTGCCTTTTGGAAGTCCTTAGCAATATTGCCATTGATTCAGCAAAAAGACGGTATGATTGTAATATAGAAGCCGATATGAAGAAGATTAAGTCCAGGACATACTTAAAGACAGAAGGTGCAATCATACAAGGTGATACAGTGGCATTCACTGAAACACGCTATAAAAAGAGCCTTTCAGAGAAGCAGATAGAAAATTATGAAAAACTTGTAAGGAAAAGGGACAGTGCCACAACACAAAAAGAAATGGACGAAATCAATACTGAAATTAATAAAATTTTAATGGTGAGCAAGGAACATATGATTTGCCCAGACTTTACTAAAAACCTGAAATCAAAGCCCAAGAAGAAAAAGCGTAAAAAGTATGAGAACGAAGAACAGAAAGAATTAAACCGCCAAAAACAGATTGCGTATACACAGGAACAGAGGGCATTGAAAGAGAAAATTTACCGTAAGATGGAATCCCCAATGGATATTCTGAGCCAGATTATCAGGGAGAAGAAGGTTGCGAGAAGCCCAAGGACAGAATACCTTCCCTGCTTTGTAGATGTTCTGAAACCAATTCCGAGCGGAAAGAAAGCAGATTACAACAGGATAAATGCTATAAAAAAATTGTGCCTTGAAGCTAACCAAAAGATAAATTGTGCCAGAGGAAAATATAAGGATGGGAAATCATCTTATGATGAGATGCATGAGGAAATAAATGTTGTAGAAAAGGATACTATCTCCAACATAAAAGAGCGTGGAATTACTCCATATGACATAAATGTTTTAATCCGCAAAGTGTATGATATCAGACCAAAGAAGGACGCACATGGAAAAGTTATCAAAGATGAAAAGGGAAAAGATATCTATGTGGACAAACGAGACAAGAAATTGATTGAAGCTAAAGCCGGAGGCCTGCTTTTGAAGTATGTGTACGCTGCACATAAAGATGAATTTCTCAGGGCGATTAAAGAGAACGGCGAAGGCACGGTGTCTTATGTTCGGAAGCATGAGCCAAATAAAGGAACTAGTGACAAAGTTTCCAGCCTTAAAGATGTTGGAAAGCTATTTAAAAAGGATTATAATGTTTTTATGGTTGATGGCGTGGAATATGAGATCTGTACCAGAAAAGCAAAGCGTGCCATATAATGCAGTGACGGAGTGTAGGAGTCGGTATCTTGCCGATTCCCTGCACAAAATATGGCTTAAAGAAAAATCTCCACACATCAAAAAAATGCCATTAAAAACCACAAGAAAACTAGGAGTTTTTGGGATGTCCTGTTTCTTCGCTATTGCAGGGTATGGTATATAACAGCTATTACTCATAGCACAGGGATATGATTATTTATTGGTAATCATGTACAAAATTCATAGGTTTATTTGTGGATCTTCTACAAAAACGAAAGTGAGGATAATATGTCACAGGAAATCTTAAGGGATAGGTTATTAAACTTTATACATGTAGAAGGCGTGAACCAAAAGCACATTTCAAAGCAGACCAAAATCAATGAAGCACTATTGTCACGGTATAAAAACAGTAAATGTGACTTAGGCCTGCTTGACAGGGAATCCTTAGACGGCTTCCTATCGTCTAAAGGATATTAAAATTTTTGGTATCCATATGGAAGTGTATGTGCGCACATATGCGGAAATATTGATATAGGGTGCCTCCTGTTTAGGCACTACGAAATATATCTTTCATTTATACTCCTTTATTATCATGAAATAGATAAAGTCTCAACTGTCATATAATTATTCATGAGTATAATGATTCGCGATTTTTAAAATTCATTTTAAAAACGAAAATGGTCTTTTGCCAGTTTTCCCATAACCTCCTTAATTTCTAAAGAACAACTGGCCATATTAAGATATTTACCATTTATATGGTTAATATATTGTGTAGGGCCAAAAATAGAATGGGATTATTAGATAAAACGTTATGGGTTATCTAACAATAACAGGAAAGGAAATTATTATTTATGGAAGAAAACAAGAATATGTCAAATACAGATACAAAAGATACGGATCCTAAAAACATGGGTATGGCAGATACAAACATTGGCAGTGACGATGCCAAGGATACTGCGCAAGAAACTGTCACTATGTCCAAGGAAGATTATAATAAGGCTATCCAGAGTGCCGAAGATAAGGTAAGGGGAAAGATGGCAAAGGAAATCCGCGATTTGCAGGCGAAGATTAAAGAATTAACCCCCATTGAAAAGACACAGGCTGAAATTGATGTGGAAAACCGTCTTGCGGCTTTAGAGGCCTCTGAAAAGGCAGTTGCCGAAAGGGAACGAAAGATTGCACTACAGGAAAAGCTATCTGCAAATGGGATTGACAAATCACTAGCAGACTACATCAAGGATGGTGCGGATGTTGACAAATTATCTGCTCTTGTAAATAGTATGGTAAAATCAGGAATGAAAGCAAACGGTTATGTTCCAAGTGACCATAGTTCTGATGATAAGGTTACGCCAGAGGAATTTAAGAAGTGGAGTTATTCCAAGAAAGAAAAGTTTGCACAGGAACATCCAGAAAGTTATAAAAGACTGATTGGCAAAAAGTAAATATTGTTTATAAAATAGCCTGAATCTGAAATACGGATCAGGCTTATATTTTGTGAAAATCTAAAGAAAGAAGGTATATGTTATGGCTAACACATTAGTTATTCCAGAACTGTTTTCTGAAGCCGTAAATTCCAAGATGGAAGTATCCCTCCGTGTTGGTAGGCTTGCTACTGATATGACAGATTTGGCAGAAGATATCAGGACTTGTGGCGACACAAGCCATTTCCCTACATTTGACAGGATTTCAGATGCAGCTACGGTTGTAAAGGGTACTCCCCTTGTGCCAGAAGAAGTGAACATGAGCGACTCCACCGCTAAAATCAAACAGGTTGGCAAATCTGTAAGGATTTATGATAAGGATTCCATCCAGGTCAAGGGGGCTATGAAGGACAGGATGGCAGAGCAGATGGGCGAGGTCATGGCGAAAGACGTTGACAGGAACCTTGTTGATGAAATGGATGCAAATGCCGTCTATAAAGTCCCTACAAGCGGCGCAGAGTCTATCAGTAAATTAGAGATTGAAGCCGCTTTTGACTGCTTTGGTGATGATGTGGATTCTGCAAATTTTGCAGGGATCCTGATTAACCATAGGCTTAGGAGTGCATTTGTCAATATGGATGAATTTACTTCTATTTCCAAGACTTATGCCAAGGATGGAAATGGCGTGGTTGAAGATGGGGTTGTAGGCTACTGGTTGGGTGTGATTCCTGTCATTATCTGTGATAATAATACTTATGACGCTACAGCTAAGGAATGTAAGACATACCTTGTCCGTAAGGATGCCCTGGGCGTTATCTGGCAGAAAGAGGTCACGATTGAAGAGGAAAGGGAAGGGAAGCTCCTTGCCACTGACCTGATTGCAAGCGACCTTTACGCAGTGAAACTAATGGATACAAAAGGGTGCGTAATCCTGCGTAAGACAATTGCATAATGGGCTGGGCAGTATTTTAACATTTAGTTATTCTCATATAGGGAGTGTGGTGTGCATATCGCACTCCCTGCCTTTTGGGGCAATTTTTATTAAAGGATGGTGAAAAATGTTATCAAGATATGACTTGCAGGAATATAGGCTTTTACGGCATCTGTCTTTACGTGACGTTGCAAGGTACTGTGATGTCTCCCATGAACTCATTGGCCAGGTGGAGCGTGGCGAAACAGGCGTGACCAGATATAACCATGACCAGATTGTCAGGGGGATCAACGGGGCATCACAGGCAATGGCAGATGGGACATTTGACGCATTGAAAAAAATAGAAAGCCAAAAAATCAAAGAGGAACGTGAAAAGCTGAAAGCCAAAAAGGAGGCAAGTTCCAAAACTGGAGCGGCTAAAAAGCCTGCTACAAGAAAATCTGCAAAGACTGATACAGGAAAATAAAAAAGGAGGAGGACAGTGCTATGGACAGAAACATAATCGTGGGTACTTGTGTTTACTATGACAGTACCTAGTACGATTGGATTTTATGGAGAACAAATTTAATATACATGAAAGTATATTGCATGAAAGTTTATTAGAAAAACTTCCTGGCTGGTGGAAGAATATTAATAATGAAGATTATTATTTAGTAATGACAGATGATTGCGACAGCCTTTTTAGCTGCAAAAGGCTGAATACACTTTTTGGACTAGAAATAGGTGGTTTTTATAGTTTTGATAAAGGTTTATTTGAAAATGAAGTTGTTACAGATTATGGGTGGAAAACACCTATCTATGTTGATTTGTCAATAGGTCGGAATCAATTATGTTTCGACAATCATAGAACATTCATCCCTAACTCTAATAGGGTAAATCCGAATGTAATTTCCAGAGAATATAAGAACAAATACAATTTTAGCACACTTACATTTATTATCGGCTTATATGGTGGCATTGGAAAGATGAATGATTTATTAAGGACTATGCTACTTGCGGTTGATGGTGGCTTTATTGGCTATTATAAAGACGGTGGTAAATGGAAGGATGTTAATATTTACTGGTTGGATAAGTTAGGTCTTACAGAGTATCTATTACCTATATTAGAATCACACAATATGAAATATTTTCAGGATTTTGGCGTGGAGCATTGCCTGCATGACAAGATTTTTATAAATGATGATGGTTTTCTGGAAACGCCTACTTATAAAGTGCCAGATTATAAATTTGAGTTAAAGCAGCCCATCCAGAAGATATATGTGCCAAAAGATGAGGCCATACAAAAATATAAGCGCAAAGAAAAGATTTTAGTTTCGGCAGAAACTTATAAAAATGACTACATACTCAATATCGCGGTATGAATTTTAATAAGAAAAGGAGATAAAAGAATAGTGACAAGGGAAGAATTTAAGATTTTTAAGGCAGGGCTTATGGAGCGTTTTTATTGGTGTACCACAGTTGCAGAAATGCGTTACCTGACAAGGGAAAAAGGGCATAAATTCCTCTTCCGTTGTACCCACTTTAAGACGGATCGGTATTTCTGGGTATTCGATAGGACGGATGGCCTGCTACATGATGCAGATGAGTTTCACAGGAAACGGCATGAAGAAAAATCTAAAGAGGAAGAGAGTGAGCCTATTGCCATTGGACAGCCTTAGAGCCGATGAAATTGGGGATTTATTTGGACACACTCTTTCGGCAGAACAGATATTGTCATTATACCCATGCGATACAGGGACATTCAAAAAAGAGGACTACGATAAGGCAGGGCTGACTATCACATATGATGCCCATACGGCTTATAGCCTCCGTATTAAGAACGTCCCCTTTATCGTGTGGGGAAAAGAGTATAAAAATAAACATAGAGCCTTTGTGTTCCGTAAAGCGAAGCCAAAGGATGCTATGTTTTAAAGAAGGGATGAATTTTTATGGAAAACCAGGAGCAGAAAACAAAAAAGAAAAAGATATGGAAACCAAGGCCTAGATATACGGGCGTAGTTAGCAATTATTAAAAAACGGTGGTGGTGACACCAGGAGAAGGATTCATGAAGAATAAAATTAGGATGAACTGTTTATGTTTTGAATTGACAAGGCGGTGCAACATGGAGTGTGATTTTTGCTGTAGGGGCTGCGCACAGAACCTTGATATTACACGTAAAATCATAGACACCACATTGGACAAAGTAAAGAATTTTGAAATAAGGACGGTTCGTGTTACAGGAGGGGAGCCATTCCTAAATAAAGACGGGTTCCTGTACTTAATAGGGGAGATTATCCGTAGGAATGTAAAGATAATAGACTTTCTCGTATTCACTAATGGAACAATTATAGATAGCGAGATGAAAGAAGCACTTGTAAGGATTGGAAAGCATTGTAAAAAAGTCTCAGGCTCTGATTATGGGAAAAGGCTGAAAGAATGGGGGAATAGCATGTTTATTGACACATACGATACCCATTCTTTTGCAAGGGTGATTGTTAGCACAATACGGCATAAGCCTATTGAAATGGGGCGTTTTTTAGGCTTTTATAAGAACAGGCAAGACGAATCCATTTTGTGCTCTTATAACCAAGACGAAGCATTTGTCAGTCAGAAAGAAAGCATAAAAAATAAAATAGCATTAGAAGGCAATGGTGCAGTAAATTACAGGAAATTTATAGCAGAAGGTAAATATTATTTTGGTTTTGTAAACAATAAATTCTGCCTTATTGACGATATGAACACATCCACGGATGGATATATAAATATTATAAAGACAATAACGATATCTTCTAATGGGAATGTTTTTGCAGGATGTTCACAGTCATACGAAAAATTGGATAAAGAAAATATCTGTAATATTTTGACATGCAATGACCTGTTTAAAAGCATAGACAGATATTCATGGAAATATCCATTGCTGGAAGAACAAAACAACCGCTTAAATAGTTGGCTGGTAGCTAGGTGGTGTTATGAACATGGGATAAAGATAGCACAATACCTGCCCAATTGGGATACCCATAAAATGAATGACGATGAAAGGATGTATGGCTTATTAGGCTCTACAATTGATGGAATGTATGACTTAGAAGAATCTGTCAGATATGTGCATAGAAAATATCCATATTTCTCGCATTTCCAGGCTGCAATGATGGCATTATATTCAAAGGCACTCCAATGGTATGATGAAGCAGATGGCAGAAATCAGAAAACATTTTATTTGGAGATGTTTGGCGGCTTTGAAAACCAAGAAGAGTTCCAGAATATTACCAGGGAAGAAATCGAAAAGGTATGCAAAGACTTATTAGATGTTTATAAACAGCATATTTTAGATAATGACCCACTATGCAGGTTCTTATATAGGATTGGTGTGGTATAAAAAATTGAAAAACATAGATGGAATATTTTTAGGAGCCTGACCTGCCATTGGGATTTGTTGGCATTGTGGCAGGCTCTTTGTTTTTGATTAAGATCATAAACACTACTTTACAACTTTATAAATGATACCCCTGTTTCTTAACTAGCTGTTTTAAGGCATTTATTAAGACATTTGATTTTATGCTGGTTTCGACTTTTTCTACGAAAATGGCATAAAATACCTGCTGGCGAATCTGTTCGCTTAGAGCAAACCGAAACTCCTGCACGCTTTCTGTCTGATATTTAAAAAACGCCTCATCCTGGTATGGCAGCAGCTTCATCGCACAGTATGAAATGTTAATCAGATTGACCAGCATTTCAATCCCTCTGCGGCTGCGGACCATGTAACTGCACAGTGACCAGAAAGTTTTCTGTTCGTAGTAACTAACTTCTATCGGCCATCGAAATGCATACAGCATCAGGGGAATAAACTGCATCCGGCTGCTCCCTGTCTGGTTTAGCGGGGATTTCTCCTGCCATGCGCAGAATATCTGCAGCTGTTCCGGAAAAACTGTGCTGAAAAACAAACGCCTGCCGCCCGCTGCTTTATCAGCGGATGTGACATATGCCAGGACTGTCCTTTTTCCAAAAACGTTAGTAAGGACACGGCGCACGGCCATGTAATAATCACCGATTTTTTCATCAGACAGCGTAAAATCGTTCTGAATGGAAAGTTTTTTCCCATGCAGCGCAGGCCGCCCTCTTTTTCCGGTGCGCTGCGGCGGCAGGTCATAAATGACAGAATCAGACCGGGCATTTCCTATCATGTCAAGGTTTTCGTATTCGTCTATGATGGAAACAAGGTTTTTCTTTACATACCAGCTGTCGCAGAGGATGATGACATTTTTCTTTTCATGGAATACAGGCATTACATGCCGTATCATGGATGCAGCCAGTTCCAG